CAGATGCCAAAATAAATCCCCAGGGCAGGGGTGACTACTTATGGCAAATACAGCCAAAAAAACAGCTGACCTTTCAGTCGAAGAATCTGCTCCCATGCAGGTAGTGAAAAACAATGATCCCGTTGTGGAACAGATTGTGGTTCCTGAGGCAGAAGCACCCAAACCGGAGCTTACCCTGGAGCAGCGGATCTCAGTGGTGGAGGATCTGACCGCTCTGATTGAAAAGTGGCGTAAGCTCCAGGATTCGTACCGCAACCTGCAGGCTTTCAAGATCGGGGTGGATGGCTTCAGCACCCAGATCATCCTGAGGGATACCGCCTCCGGTGCGGACTTTAAAACCTCCAATACCGCGGTGGTGGCCAGGGTCCTGGATGAAATCCGCATGATTCTCCAGTCCAAGATCAAGGAGGTCGAAACGCAGATCAGGTTCTGATCTTTTCAGGTTGCCCGGTGAGGGGGATCCGCCTGCGGCGGATCCCCTTTTTTTGGTCGATTCAGCCGATGATCCCCATTCCGGCGCTCTTTCCGCTTCCCGAATAGATATACTCCCCGTAAAAGTTCATCCCTATAAATAAGGTATCAAATGCGTCTGTCCCGTCTGTGCGGTGCTCCAGCCGGTCCTCCTCCGTTTCTTCCTCCTTTTCCCCAGATTTGTCCTTTTGAAAGCCATTGGGGCCCACCTTCACCCCTGTGTGCTGCATGGCCATCACCAGGGCTTCGTTGTTGAGCTGGTTGATCTGGGGGAAAAGGTACTTCTGTCCCTTGAAGGCCTGGTCAATGAAAAGGTACTTTTCATGGTGCTTGACCGGGTTGCCGATATGCACCCGCTCTGTGCTCCAGCCCCTCTTTTCAAACTGGCTGCAAATGACCGAGGCAAAATCCTCCTCCGATACCGCGTAGTTGCTGCCCAGGGCCGTGTTGTCGAAAAAGTAGACCACCTCCCGGGTGTGGTGGTACCGGTAATAGGAGCAGAAGTCATCCACCAGTTCCCTGAGCTTGCGCTCATACTTCACGTAAAAGCTTTTAAGCACCTTCATCTTCATACCATCCCGTTGCCCTGCCACCAGCCAGTTGATATTGGCATTGTAGTCAAATGCCACGCAAATGGGTTTTGTGGGGTCCAGGTCCCCGTCCTGCCGGCAATCCTGGTCTGCGGCCTTTTTAAGGTCATATTCCAGGTTCATCAGGTAGTTGTTGTCAAAGGCCGTGTAAAGGTGCTTGTTCTCCGAAAGGGCAGGGTAGAAGCCATCCTTGAGCTTTCCGGGCCGTATGCACATGATCGAGGTCTGGAAGACCAGGGGAGGGAGGTCACGTTTCATCTGGGCGATGTACTTCTTGCCCAGCAGCTCAATGTTCTCAATCGAGCTCCATTCCCTGTAATAGACCGCCACACTCCGGAATTGAGCCAGCTTGCGCCGGTAGTCGCTCAGTAACCTGGCTGTGTAGCTGTTCTGGGGCAGGTTTTTAAGTCGGTATACTTCTGTGACCAGGAATTGGATCATGGCGATCAGCTGGGGATCCATCTTCTCCCTGTAGTTTAAAAACCAGCTGCCCTTTTTTGTGGTCGGCATGTCGCTCATGAACAGCATCGAATTCAACCAGGGGCAGTTGGCCCACGGGCCCTTGAAGCCCCCGTTGGCCGGGAAAGTCTCATCCTTGAGAACGTCAAAATCCAGGTATTTGGCTTCGTCCCCCATGATGTACTGCAGGGTGAGTGAATTACTGGTCCCCGGGATGTCCTGGCTGATCAGGTACTGAACACTGCCGTTGTACCAGCTCACCACATGATCGTAGCGTGCCGGTTCCCGGACCGGCTTTTTGAATCCCGCCGATTTGGGAGGGCGCATCCCGATGAAGTAATGGATGTTGCGCTTGTAGCCCATGTCATCCATCGCCTGCAGGGTCCCCGGCAGGGTCTGGGTCAGGATCCGCTGGTAGGCGGTGCCCACTATCCCCCCGGAGGATTGGGGCATGTACTGGATGTTCCGCAGCAGCCAGGGAGCCGCCAGCCCGTGGGTCTTTCCGAACCTTCTTCCGGCTACGATCACCGAGGTGTGGGCCGCCGTATAACGGAACTCCAGTTGCGGATCCGTGAAATAAATCTTTTTTGGCTGCTCCATGTCACTGCTCTGCAGGTTCATAACCTATGTCCTCGATCTCGATCTCGTCCCGGTACTTTTCGTACATCCGCCGGATCTCCTCCTCCTTGTTGGCCAGGGGCTTGATCCCCAAAACCGTCGGGTCCGTAGTGGGCTCGATCGTCTGGGGGATGATCTCATCCCAGGGAAGTTCCGTGGCATCCTCCTTGTCCAGCCGGTTGTACTTGCCCAGCTTGTCAGCGGCCAGGATCATCAGCTTGATCCCGTTTTTGCCCATCAGCTTGGCATCCTCGATGGCTTTCTTCAGCGTTTCGTTGACAATGTAGCGGATCCACTCCTTGCCCGCATTCTGGACATTGCCCAGTAGTACCCTGACATTTGACAGATCCCTGTAGGCCGTGGCCATGTTCACCCCGAACTCGTCCATCAGGTAATCCCTGAGCTTGGTGTCGGTCATGCTGGGATTCTCCAAACTCAGGGTGAAAACCGCCCTGTAACGCCTTAACATCTCCCTCTCGTCAAGGGTCAGGGCCGATTCGTCGAAATCCACGAACATCACATTGTGGAACTTGTCCAGGGTGTTGCGCTTACTCATTGCTCTCCATCTTTTCAATGTACTCCCTGACCAGGGACTCCGCCTGTGGACTGCCCTTTTTGGCAAATTCAACCGTCATGCGCCGGATCTGGACCATTGATTCAAGTTTGCCCTTCAAGTAAGCCTGGGCCAGCTTACTCTTTCCGTTTCGTACTTCTCGTCGGAATTGAGTGGGTTCGAGTGCGCACAAAAGGCAAATCTCATCAATGGTCAAAAACAACGAGGCGTATTGTTCAACCTTGCTGTAAACCTGGTTTTCATCCATATCTCACCGCCTGTTGTATGACCAGCTCGAAGGCCTCCCCGAAGGTTTGGGCCTTAGAACTGTCGGATATGATAACCCCCGATTCAAACCGGTGGTTGTTGGTTGCATTGTTGCTCATGACAGCTGCCATGCTTTGTCCCCGGCTCTCCACGTAAATGATCTTGCTGTGGTTGTTCACCAGGTACAGGTTGTCCACGTTCTGGGCCGCATACATGGTGATGCGCGGATTGCGGCTGGCAATGGTAAAATCCAGGATCAGGTCTATCTTGTCGATGTGCTCCCGGTTGCGGATGATGCGCCGTACATAGGCTTCTGTGATGGCAAAGGAGCTGATGATCATCCGCTCGGCATGGCCGGCCCGCTCCAGCAGGTAGTCAAATACATTGTGCGACTGCACCTGCTGATTCAGGTACATGGCAAAGCCATCACACTCACAGATCGATTCCGAGTTCTTCGAGTTCATTCCGGGTTGATGCTTTGATTTTTATTCCCAATTTCTCCAGTTGCCGGGCCCTGTCACCGATCTTGAAAATGAGTTGCTGCCTTTTCAGCCCTTCCAGCTCCCTGGCTTTGCGCATGTTCACACTTAGGAATTTACGGATGGCCCCGATCTGTTTTATCGTTTCCTCTTCCGCGACCGGATCCGCTTCTTCGCTGGTGTGGTCCCCCTCAGGGTCCCACCCGTCAATCTGTTCCCAATTGCCGGCAATCACATCGTCGTAGCGTGCAATCTCCTCCCGCAGCTTCGCCCTTTGCTTTTCCTGGGTGGATAGCTTCATCTTTTCATGCAGGGCACGCATCTGCTTGTAAAGGGTGCGGTTCTGCTCGTACAGGGGCCGAAGATGGCAGGGCAGATCCTCCAGCCTTACCCGGCCATCCATCACCACCAGCCGGCGTGGTGCGCAGGGCCCCACACGCGTCTTTATCTCTGCTGAATCCACCTGAATGCATTGATGGGCCAGCTTCTCCAGGTTGTAGCGCAGAACCGCAGGCTTGTACTTGCGCCGGAACAACTGAATCAGGGGTTTCTTCCTGGAATACTTCTCGAACAGGGCGCGGCCCTGCTCGTAATCCCCCGGTCCTTCCAGCCATTCCAATATCTCTTTGTTCTCCATTTGCTCAAATAAAAAATCCCGGATTCCGGGATCATGGTAATGGTTATCTGTAGTCCTTCATCCCGGTTGATCTGTAAAGGGAGGCGACACTGGGCCGCCTCCCTTTTTCAATCAATCAGGTAAATTGCTATGGAACGCTCGGTGTGAATACTCCAGTGGCACAGTCCAGGCTGCCGTCGGGCAGTACAAGTACACCCTTGTAGTTGGCCAGCGGGGTGGTGGTGGGTACCTCGATCTCGATGGTGATCCCTTTGGCCGATCCGGGCTCATCTCCGCTGTCCCCCGTGATGGTGCAAGTGGTGTCGTAATCGGCATCCCCCAGCACCACGAAGCGTTTCTCCGTTTCATGGGGCAGGGGTACCACAAAGCAGCAGTTGGCATTTACAAAGGCTTTGGCAATGCTCTTGCCGGCATCGTTGATGTCGGGGAACTTGAACACTCCCTTTGCCTTGAACATCTTGCAGTCCTTCTCCCCCAGGGTCTCCCACGATACCTTTCCCTTTCCCTGGGTGCTGTAAATGGATTTGAAGGTTTTTCCGGCCACCATGGTGAAGTCCCCGTCAAGGGAAACATTCTCCACAGCGCTCAGGGGTGCACTCTTCACCCTGGGAAATGCCGCGATGGCCGCCTTCTCGCAGTAATACAGGGTGGTCTTTATCCCCGACGGGTTGATCTGCCCGTCCACCCAGTTCAGGGATTCAAATAAATCTGCCATTTCTTATCCCCCTGTTATCTTCCGTCAATAGCAATTTTTACCGCAGTGAAATACTCCTTCTGGATGGTCTCGAATCCCACCCCGAAGTAGGCTTTCATGAAGAACTGGACCAGCTTGGGGTTGTCACACTCCCTGATCCGGATGGTCTCATGGTCGCTCTGCTGGTCCACCCCCAGGTTCATGTTCTCCTTGTTGGTGAAGATCATGTAGTCCCCGCTCATTGGATTCAGCGGCACCAGTTCGCAGCGTCCGCGGGATCCGACCAGGTACTTCTGCTCGATGCCCGAGTTCCAGGGCTGGGTGCTGTACTCGTTCTGATACCAGTCCTCGTACAGATCAAGGATCGTTTCCGGGATCAGCAGCTTGACCCGCTGTTTCTTGAAAATCCGGTCCAGGTTTCGCCATGCCGTTTTCAGCACATCCCCCACGTTGGCCTCCGAAAGCGGAGTCAGTGTCAGATCCATGAAGTTGCCCTTGGCCTCGCTGATGGTTGTGGCCGTCACCCCTTTGGCAATCAGGGTTTCGTACCCGTCGAACAGGTCCGAGGTGTAGTTCCCTGCCGGGTTCCTCACTGCCGTGAACACGTTGTCGTAAAGCTTTTCGCCCACCTTTTTGGACATCTCCAGGGCTACGCGCTTTACGAAATCGTACTCTTTCACCCCTTTGGAGGTGAGCTCCGTGTAAAGGGTGCCCAAAATGGCATGAGGGTCAAATTCCTTTACCATATCCCCCAGAAAGGTCTCCCATTCATAGGGCGTGACAGTGGCACCGCCATCGGCATCCTTTGCCGTGCGGTAAGGCCGCAGTTCAGCGTCAGTGGTCAGCAGCCCTCCGACTACCTTCCCCTGAATTCCCGTGCGAAGCGTGAAATGCGGCAGGAGTTCCTGCAACACGGCAACCGGCATGGCCAGTAACTCTTTCTTGTACTTGGTGCCGGCTTCGATCAGTTTTTGTGCAATATCTATCGACATAGTGAAAAGTTTTATTTTCGGAGAATCGTCTGGCAATAGGCCAGGGCCTCGGTAAATGAACCCGCCTGGTCGCTGACCTCAAGGTTGTCTGTTTCAACATCCACAGTGGCCGGTGCGGCCCCCGGTTTCTTCTTGTACTCCTCCAGCTCCTTCTCGGCCTTGGCCTTGGCAGCAGCGGCATCTGTCAGCTCCTTCTGCGCTTTTTCACTGGCCGCCTTTTCAGTGGCCAGATCCGCGCCCATCTGCCGGATCCGATCCAGCACCTCGTTCTCGGTTGCCCCTTCGCCCAGCGATAAGGCAGCCTGCAGTGTTTTGATTTCCATATCGTTCGTTGAAATTTCTTCCGTGGTTGTGCGATCAATGGAGGGGGTGAAAAGATTCTCGAAAAACGCCACCAGCTTCCCCTTGCGCTTTTCCTCAGGGACCAGCTCCCCGAAGCGGGCCACCAGTTCCTGGTAATCCAGGGCAGCCACCTTGCGCGATACTTCTGCCTTGCTGCCCGAGAGCTCATCCACGAACCCCTCCTGCTGGGCCTCCTCTGCACTGAGCCAATGGTCTGAGTAATCAAAATAGCTCCCGATAATCTCCTCCCGTGTTTTGGTGCTTCGGGTAAGCAGGCATTCCACCAGGCTGTTTTGAACCTTGTCCAGGGTGGATAAGGTCTGCTGGATCTCCCGGGCATTCCCCCATACGCCGGTGGAAGGGGAGTGAAGCATCATCAGGGAGTTGCGCGCTGCATGCACCTTTTCTCCGGCCATAAGCAACACCGCACCCATTGAAGCAGCCAGACCGTCGTTCCAGGTGTGGACCTCGGCCGTGGAGCTTTGCAGTGCATTGAAAATGGCAAGACCGTCAAATACAGACCCGCCCGGGGAATTGATCCGTACGTTGATCCGCTGGTGCTTTTTTTCAAGGTCCCGGATGTCNNACTCCTCAAACCAGCTCTCTCCGATCACCCCGTAAATCATGATGTCGGCCTCCCCGGCACGGTCCTCAATCCTGTAGTATCTTGGCTTGCTCATGTAAAGCAGTAATGGATCACACTACAACTTTACTTTTATTCCCGCTTTGAGTAAAGGACCCTAATTGTCGGTAACCGTGTACGCTGCCGGGGATTCCTGCC